GCATACGAGCTCGTGAGGTGACTGGACTTCAAACTGTTGCTCTTCCGATCTCGCGGATTGAAGCCTGATTGCGACCTTTTTCCCACCCAACCCCCCTCTAAGGCATCTCTTAACCCCCCTACCCCCAGCCGCGTGGCGGGACACCTGCGAGGTTCTAAAACGAGGAAAAAGGGCTGATTTCTCCTGTTTACCATGAACCCCTGTGATTTGAAGACGCGACAACTTTCCGAGCTTGCTCGTCAGGAGAAAGCCAAACGTGACGCGGCAATTGTGGACGCCTACCTTCGTTGCGGAACAATCAATGACACCCGGCGAGCCCTCGACTACGTGCATTCGCGTGATGTTATCCGTAGTGCTATCTCAAAGGCCGGAGTCTACGATAAATGCAAACGGGACCAAATCCTTATGGATCGTATGCAGTCTCGCAACCTGACCTGCAAGACGTCGGTTTATCAAAGGTCCAAGGAGTTCAGGACCGAGATGCAGATGCAGTATCAAATCGCCGAGCAACTGAAAGCAAACGGGATTGGGTTTGAGCGCGAGGTGCAGATCGATGGATGCCAGATGCGCGCTGACTTCGTTGGTTCAAATTGGGCCATCGAAACCAAGAAGGAATGCACATCGCAAGGAATGCTGACGGCCATGGCTCAATGCCAGGTATACCGCAAGCATCTGTCAAAACCATTTGTCTGCACCATGCTACCAGACGACATCGACCCGGGTTCATTTTATGTCAGCGAACTTCTTTCGCACGGCATACCTGTGATCAAGATGTCCCAGCTTATTTGGTGGGTAAATACCGTCCAGAACAATGCCCAGCCAAACTGAACTAGCCGACGCCCTCGGTCTGACGAAGCAACGCGTCTCGGTCCTCGTCAAAAAAGGAATGCCAACCAGCTCGGTCGACGCGGCGGTCGCATGGCGTCAATCCCAAGAGGATGCCCGCGTAAGGAAAGCGCCCATGGCTGCGCCGGCGCAACTCGATGACGGCACCCTCGCCGACACGATCGCGGAACATCGCACCTTGGTCGGTCGTGCCCGTGGCGTCTGGCTTGCCGCGATGGAAACGGGAGACCCCAATCAAGGCAAATACCAGACAGCCTATAATCAATCTCTCAAAACGCTGGTGGCCTTGGAGGAGGAACAGGAACGCCGCCTCATCCTTGCGAAGGAATACATCAGCGCGAAGGAAGCCACGGAAGCCATGCGCCGTCTAGCCGGAGAAGTCGTCAACCGCCTGGACAAGTTGGCCCTCGATGTCGCCGAGGCTTGCAACCCGGAGAACCCAGCGAAGGCCGTCAAGGCAATCGAGGCTTGGGTCCGTAAGACCAAGGAGGACTTGTCCAAGGATGACGAAGAATGACCTGTTGAAGGTCGGCAAGAATGTGCTGCGTCCTTCGGACTCCGGCGATGTCGTCGAGTGGTTGGAGCATAACGTCAACGCCATCCCCGACTCACCTATGCCCGGTCCGTTCCGCTCGGACCGAACGCCGTGGATCGCGGAGGCCCTGCGTATAGCCGCCGACCCCGAGACGAAACTCCTCACCGTCCTCGCCAGCATCCAATCGGGCAAGTCTCTCTTCGCCCGCCTGTTCACCTGTCACATCGTAGCCAACGCTCCAGGGCCGACCATGGTTCTGCAAGCCAACGACAACGAAGCCAAGGACTTCGCCTTGCGCTATCTCCGCCCAGTATGGAACAACTGCCCGCCCGTCAAAGCCCGCCTCTCCGCCGACGACCTTGACCGCTCGACGACCGCCGACTTTGACCGCATGACGGTCTATTGCCGCGGTATCTGGAACGAGGCCAACCTGCAACGCCTGTCCCTTCGGTACACCATCGCCGACGAGTGCTGGATGGCGCCTCCCGGACACCTCGCCGAACTGAGCGCCCGCGTCACGGCCTTCGGCTGGATGGGCAAGCGCATCTTCATGTCGCAAGGCGGGACGGCAGGACAGGAGTTCCATCAGCTGCACGAGTCCACCGATCAGCGGGACTGGAACATGAAGTGTCCATCGTGCGGTCATCTCCAGCCTTGGGTCTGGGAGCAAGTCCGCTTCCCCGAGGAGGCCAAGGCAAGCGGGACGTGGGATTTATCCAAGGTCAGCGAGGGCACGACCTACGAGTGTGCAGGGTGCAAGGTGCGATTGCCAGACACCAATGCCAGCCGACTACAGGCCAACGCCGGCGGGATGTTCGTCTCGACCGCCATCTCCTCGAACAAGGGCCACATCGGACTTCATTGGAACAGCCTTGCGACAATGTCCTGGGGCGAGCTCGGAGTGCTTATGCTCAAGGGCAAGGAGTCCTCGGATCAGTACGGCCTAGAGGATTTGCGTAGGCAATTTAAACAGAAGAGGCTGGCGATGCCATGGTCGGAGGATGGAGGCACGATGATTACCGCCGTCAACGCGTCGGACTACTCCCTCAAGGACGACTGGACGGAAGAGGCCGTCATCACCCCGAAGGCCCAAGTCGTCCCCCGCGAAGGTGCGCCCGCCGGCTCCATCCCCTTCCGCACCTTGGGCATCGACGTCCAACGCGGTCACTTCTGGGCGACCGTCCGCCGTTGGTCCCGCTCGGGGCATAGCCGCCTGATGGCTTTCGAGAAGGTCGACACTTGGTCGGGGCTCGACGACCTCGCCAAACGCATGGGCGTCCACAAGGCCCTCGTCATGGTCGACTCAGGCGACAACACCCAAACCGTCTACGCCGAGTGCTGTCGCCGTGGCTGGAAATGTTCCAAGGGTTCGGGCAACGACGACTTCGCCATCACATCCTCCGACGGGCGAACCACCCGCCGCTTCTACTCCGACCCTCAAGCCATCGTCGTCCCTGGACAACCCAACCGGGCTTCCTTGGTCGTCTTCTCCACGATGGCAGCGAAAGACCTCCTGCACGGCCTCCGCACCCGTAAACTCCACACCTACCCCCGCGACGCCTCCGAGGACTACGCCAAGCAACTGAACTCCGAAGTCCGCGTGAAGGACAAGCGCACGGGCAAGCCCATGTGGATACTCCCCCAAGGCGTCTCCGACAACCACGCCCTCGACTGCGAAATCCTAGCCATGCTGGTCGCCGTCCGCTGGGGCGTCGTCGGTCGGGAGGCCACGGCAACCGCCGAAGATGCACCCAATGCTTGACCCCAACCGCCAACCCCTCACCTTTGACGCAAGCGTGCCGGGGGTTTGTGGGAACCCTCAATGGCTTGGAGGTTCGGATCGTTGGCCCTCGGCACGCCCCCTTTTACCCGCCCGCCAAGTTTAAGACCATGGCTTCCGGCATTTTCATTGGACTCACAGAGGACGAACTCCTTGCCATCCGCGCCAAGGCGGTGTCGGCAATCACCACGGGCCTGAACCTCGTCAGCTACTCCGACAGCGGGTCGTCCGCGTCCAAGCAATGGGCCATGCCCCCGAAGGAGATGCTCTCCGAGGCGGCGTTCGCTTTGTACCAGCTCGACCCCCAGCAATACGCGTCCATGCGTCGCACGACCGTCATCGATGTGCGCTGGGATAACCGAATGATCTAATCCATGCCCGCCCCAAAGAAGCCCACGAAGCCCATCGCCAAGAAGCCCACGGTCCCCGTCGGCACGGCTGGAACGCCCAAGGCCAACGCCTGGTCGACGAACTGGCAGAACGCCGGCCCGTCTTTCGCCCGCCGTGCATGGTACGGCTCCAACCCGCAGGACGCCCGCCGCGACGTCAA